CTTTTTGTTGGCAAACTTGATGATGTAATTGCATCAATAAGATAAAATACTTCTTCTTTAGTAATTTTAATAATAATGTTATTTTCCATAATTATGCAATATCTTTAAGTGGTTTATCTTTAAAAAAATCAATAATAGTATTAATAAGATTATTTAAATTATCTTTATTATAATGACAATAATTATCTATTAGATTTTTATGTTTTTTAAGTAATTCATAATAATCATTTTGAAAAGCTAATTTTTCATTTTCACAATTATTATAAAGATTATTTAACTCATTAAGTTTATTATTTAATTCACCAATAGTATCTTGAAGATTCTTTTTATTCATTTCTCCTTCCCGAATGACTTTATTATATTTGTCTTCAAAATCTTTTGCTAACTTTGTCTTTTCATCAGCAAGATTTTTGTAGTTTTCAATTATTTTAATGTTTTTTTCTTTACTCTTGATTGTAGATTCTCTTAACTGATCGAATTCATTAGTAACTTTAATTAATTCCTTCTCTAAAGATTCATATTCTATCTTAAAATCTTTTAAATTTGCTTCAAGCCTAACATTATTTTCTTTTAATGTAGTATTGTCTGTTGACAACTGTTTGTTTTCATTAATAATAGTATCTCTTGCTTCTGTCAATTTTTTTATTTCATTATTTGCTGTATTTTCAGTTGCTTTAATTTGTTGAATTTTTTGTTCAAATTTTTTTTCAACATTTTTTAACTTAATTTCATATTCTTTAGCTTGTTGATCTAATTCTTCTTTAATTAAATTATTATGCTCTATTAATGTAATTGTTTCTTCTTGAGGAATTTTATCAATTTGATTTTTTAATTCTTCATTTTCTTTTGTCAATGATTCTATTTGAGCTTTTTGTTCCTTAAAGAATTTTGCCGCATTATTCAAACGTTCTGTTAATTTTGCGTTACTCTGTTGTAATTGTTCAATAGTTTCCATAATTAATAAATTATTTTATTTTATATTATATTATTCTTCATTTTCATCTATTTTAATAGTGTCATCCCAACATTTGCCACATATCCCAGTAATTAACATTTCTCGTTTATCGGCTGGCCAATCAGGAAATATATTTTGGATATTTTCTTCTCCTTCAATATATTTAATATACTGTTCATCTGTCATACTTACTTCAAATTCTTTGCCACAAATTGGGCATTTTATTAAAAAGTTTTTCATATTTATTGAAATTTATATATAAGTTATATTTTTTTGTTAATAAATTATATGTAAATCTAGATATAGAATATTCCATTGTCAAAAATATTTCTCTTTTATAGTCTAATCCAATAAAATTTTGATCAGGATTATTTGAATATTTAGCAAAAGCATGTCTTAAAATTTTTTGTTCTGAATTATATATATTTTTTATATTAATATATTCTAATGCTTCTTTATAAAATTTAATTAAATCATCTCTATATCCTATACAACATCCTGCATTGAAATATGCATAAGGCAAATATTTATTTCTATTATATAATATATCTATTTCTTCATCAGGATAATTATTAATTGTTGCATTAAATAATATTCTATATTTTGTTTTTAAAAATTTATGTATCAAATTATCAAATGTACATATTAAAACATCATATCCATCTAATATTAAGACATATTTAGTATTTATCTTATTTTCTAAACAATCTATATAATATTTTATTTTATTTGGCATATACCATTTTGAATTAAAATCATAATTATTAGGTAATGCATTTATTAATTGAATATTAAATTTATCTAATTGTTGTTTTAATATACATTTGCTGTCATCTGTCCAACATGAAACAATACTTAATCGTTCATATTTATTTTTTAATTGTGCATAATCTTGAATTATTTTGATTGTTTTTGGAAATCCATCAAAAGTTCTTCCTTGAAAATGAACAATATTAACTGGCTTATTTGTTTCTTCATTAATTACATTAAACATTATTTATTAACAGCTTGTATTTCTGAAATACTATTTGGAATAAGTCTTGGCTTACCAATAAATTCTTTAAGCTCTTTACAATCACAATAAGACATCGCAGAATGAAGATAACTTTCCATGTTGTTTACCCATCCCTTTAATGTATATTTAACTGGTAAATATTTTGTGATTCCTTCTGCTGTCTTTGTCTTATGGCCAGATATAGATTTCTGTCCATCTGCAGAAGCCATTCCAAAGAACTTTACATCAATTTTACCAATATAATTATCTTTTCTTAATTGCTTCAATCTTCCAGACCATTCTCTAGTTTTATAATTGATATCTAAAGATGTTGGATCCCATATATTATAATCAAATCCACCACCATCATTGGTATATTTTTCTCCAGCAGATTCAATACATTGAGCAAATAGACTACCAATCATTACATAATCTGCTCCTAATGCCAATGCTTTGATGACATGATCATAATTACGAATACCACCATCAGCTATAATTTCTGGACATACATTTTTTGATGTATAATATTTCCAATGTCTTTTGATTTTATAGCATTCTCCAATAAGTGATGCTTGTGGATAATGAATACTTACATTAGATGTAGTAATACAGCCCGAACCGCCACCAATCCCGACTCTAATATAATCAATTACTTTAATATCATTATTAATATTAAAATTAATTATCCATTCATAAGTTTCGGGATTGGCAATATTACCCGTCATAATGGTCAATTCATATTTGCCGGCAATTGCATTTTTCTTAGCTATATAACAAGTTTCATATAATGACTTCATATGTCCATTAGCAATATCCACACAAATAAGATAATGAGATGCATCTGAAGTTCCAACTCTATCTAAATAATTATTGATAAATAAATCTTCAAATTCCTTTAATGATAAAGCAACCCAATGTTCTTCATTCATATATTTTTTACGAATTTCTAAATCAATATTTCTTGGAATTATTGCATTTATTCCGTTTTCATAAAAAATATCTATGTTCTTTTCATTAACTACACTTGCCATAGGTGCTGTAAAAATAGGCAAAAAATCATTATCTTCTCTACAATTACACTCTGATCTAGAAGATACATTAGAAATGACTTCAGGAATAATAGTCAAATCATTATAAGAATAACCCTTCTTTTCTACAATCATATTATAAAATTTTATTTATATAAACTAATTAATCTATTATTAATATAGTATTTTTTATCTAATATTTTTTATATAACTTAAGTAATTTAATAAAAAAAAATGGACTATCAATTAATTTTTATATTAGTTTGATAATCCATTTATATTTATATATTTGTTTGGAAAAAATTACTTACATATTATGGCCATTCCCCAAGAGGCATCTTAAACCCCTGATCTTCTGGGAAACAAGGATTCTTATCAGTAACATCCCCAGTTACAGCATCTACATAAATTTGAGCCCGAGCATTACCAAAGATATACTGTGGATTGCATGCCTTAGGACCAACTTCTTTACGAAGTACACATTGCTTAGAATGTGGCTTTGGTAAATTGACCTGATTAAGTTTTTCAAATGCCTGAGCAAATGTTACCTTGATCTCCTCCTCATTCAATGGGAAATCTTCTACCCAGAATCCATGTTTAACTTCATAAGCAGTTGTATCAGGAGTATGAGCGGCAAGAACTACAAAAGTATCTGCACCTTTATCCTTTTCCTCAACTACTTGGAAGACATTAGAAAGACCTGTAATTGTTCCATCACATTCTTCATCAAGGAAATCCTTAAGAACAATACAAGTTTCAAACCAACGATAATCTCCATTATAATTCATGAACATATATTCACGATCTGTAGAAATAACGTTTTCAACTACTAATTCAGTAATAGCAGGATTAAGTTCAACATCATTATCTGCTGCTGGCTTATTTCCACATCCACTACATGAACTAAAACTAATTGTTAAACAAAACATAATGCTCATAAAGAGCCACAAAATTTTCTTCATATTATTTAATTATGTATTTATATATTTATAAAAATTTTATTTAAAATAGTTATTATATATTAATTTGTTCAATATATCTTTTATAATTTATCTATAGTCTTTAAGATAATCATATTCAAATAATTCTTTATCTCTATTAGCAATAGAAATAGCATCTTTCATATATTTAATTACTTTCTTTTTTGTTGTATCATCAAGAACCATTAAATCAATATGATCTAAAATAAATTCTGCTATTTCAATTGTCTCATTACATGAATGAACATCTATTAATGTATCATCACTAATTAAAGAAACAAAAAATATATTTCTTGCCTCATCATTATTCAATATATCATTATAAAAAATAATCTTATTACAAAATAATATAAGATTACTATTTTCTGCAATCCTTATTGTAAATGTCTTTAAAAAATCTTTACTTATCATGTATTAAAAATTATATTTATTATATTTAATTATTGTCTATTCTAATCCCACCATCTGTAAGAATATTGTTTCAATATATCAAATAATATTTTTCTACATTTAAGTATATAATATTCTTCTGGATAATCTCTATAATATTTTTTAAGATTTTCTATTGTGGGGGTAGCTCTAAAATCAGATTTGAATTCTTTATAGAATCTTTCTTCATTTCTATAATTAATTTTAGGGCCAGTATATGTCTTTTTATTTTCAGATTTATTATGATCATACTCATATAATTCTGATTCATTGTTCATTGCATGAATACACTGTTTAGCCCATTTAAGTGGTCTTAAAATATCTGTATCTGAATTTTCTACCAATTTGTGTTTTTCAAACCATCTTATTTGTTTGTCAATCTGGCATTCCATAAGTTCATACATATAGAAATAATCCCATGGATAAGATGTAAATGCTCTCTTGACCAATCTATAATGTTCTTTATTCCAATTACAATAAAACCAATATCTTATTGTCTTAAAAGCTGATTTTGGTTTTTCCCATACATACCAAAGTATATTATCATCTATCCAATCTAATACTTTATATTTTTTACAAAGATCATACCAGTCCATAACTATGTATTTTTAATTATAATTTATATATTTATACTTTATATAATTCTTCAGCAAAATTAACAAATTCACATAATGTAGTATCTAATTCATCCAAAGACAATTCAAGACCAATAATATCTTTAGTATTATTTTCTAATCTTAGTCTAAATAATCCATAATAATCAGGACATGGATCTGTTCGTTCAGGAGAATATTCAGTATGTGTATCTATATAATCAATAAATAGTTTTTTATCTCCTTTAGAATTATTTTCTAATATTGTATTAAATTCTTCCAAATCTATTAAAAGTGCTTGCAATAAACTTCGACTATTTTCAATTTTATCTTTTGTACCTGCAAAATATGTAATATCTTTAATATTATCAACTATAACTTTCATAATTCATTATCTATTCATTCATTATTTATTTTTATTATTCATAGTATTTCCAAGTAAATCTATATTTTTTCTGTTTATACTTTATAGAATTTCTATAAATAATATTATATATTCCAATACTTAAAATAGAAATATATATAGTATTAATTAACTTATTTTTCATTTATTATAAAATTTTTCAAAAAACTTATTAATATTTGGCAATTCACTACTTTCATTAAAATGTTGTTGATCTATTTGGTAATTTTCATCATACCTAAATACTTCTTTTCCTTTCATAATTTATTTATATATTTTATTTATATTATTTTCTAATAACTTCAATATCAGTTCCTGATGAATTACTAAATACAATATATGCTTGTCCATTCACATATACTGTTTCTGTATATACTGATCTTGTGGTCATATTTGTATTATTAGTTCCAAAAGTATTATTAGCATTCAATACAGTAAATGATAGACCAAGAAAAAATCCAATCAATAGATAAATTAACCAAAAATAATTATTTGTTATCTTCATAAAATTATTAATTAATATTATATATTTTTACTAATTTAATATAGAAATATTTCTTTAAAAATTTAATTATTTTCAAAACTATTATTTTCAAATATATCTAATTGTGAATTATCTATATTTATATTTTTTTCTTCCTCATTATTCTTATTGACCTTAAATATATTATCTCTTAATGAGTTTGTATTTTCTTGTTTTCTCATAAATCTTTCATTAGACATATCTTTTTCAGAATAATCATAATAATTAAATTCTTTATGAATAATATCTTTTATATTATCAATTATATCTTCTAATTTTAGTTTAGATTCTTTCTTAAATTCTGGTAATTCTTCTTCTTTGTCTTCTTCATTTTCTATTTCTGGTTTTGCTTCATTTACTAATTGCTCTAAGAAGAATATCTGTGTATTCATATTGCCATATATATCATTAAGTTGTTGTTTTGTTTCCCATAATAATTCAAATGGATGTATATGAATTTCTCCATTTCTTGGTTTAGATTGTATAATAATGATTTTCCAATATTCTTGAACAATTTCAAACATCATATCAATATATTCTTTATCATCAACTATCAAGTCTTTAATACTATTACAATATTTACAAGTCCAAGTTGCTAAAAACATATTAATATCTGCTTTTGTTGTTTTTGGATTATCTAAAGTCCATTTTCTAGAATCATTGACAAATCTCATTATTGGAAAATCTAATCTCTTTTTCTTTCTTTGCATCTCAATATTTACAAAAGATTTTATTCTCTTTAGTTTTGAGAAATTTAATCTATTTGTCTTTAGATCTATACAATATTCATATATATTCTTAATATTTTCACAATCATAATATTTATAAAGACTTAGAATAACTGGTGTATGTTTTTCTATAATTTCAATATCTTCAACATATAAATTATTTTCTTCTCTAATCTTTGTATTTTCTTCATCTTTACCTTTAAATATTGCATAGTTTCCTTTTAATAATTCTCTATATTGATCAATATTTGCATCAGTTATATGATTCAATAGTTTTCTAATCTTAATAGTATCTTCATTATATTTAAGATTTCTACAACTTTTTAATAATTCATCAATACTTATTTTTTTATCATCTGAAACTTTATTAGTACTTTTTATTATATTTACTTTATATCCATAATATTCAAGATTACTTTTTATTATAGATAATTGTTTAGCATATTCCGAATATCTTTCTTCAAATACTTTTAATTTATAAGTAGTTTCATCAATATAATATTTACAATCATTCTCATCATACTTAAGATATTTATTAGTACTTAATAATGAACTAATCATTGGATTATATTTTGATTCTTCTTCATTTCTTTCAAGCATATCATTGCAAGTATGAACTAAATCTCTTGCAAATATTAGATCATGTTGATTAAAAGATAAATCTAATGGTTTTACATAATCTGATATAATACTGAATCCATTTTCATCCTCATATGGCAAGAATATTTTTATATACAAATCATTATTACGTAAACGATTAGCAAACTGTTCAATATCTTGTGCTATCCATGTAGTACTAAAATATACTGAAAAATTATATTTATCGCAAATATCTACTCCAACAGAAAGATATGTTGAACAAAATATAATATCATTTTCACCAATGGTTTTATGATTATTAATATCTTCCATTGTATCTTCTCCATATTTAGATTTTTTATAATAAAATGCTTTAATGGATTTGTTTATATTTCGTTCATTTAATATACGTTGTATAATACCTGTAATTTGTTCATAATAGATATTGCCATTATTTGTTGGAAATAATATTTTCTTACCATTAATAATATCATCTACCATTGATTGACACATATCATTTAATTGTTCAGTAGTTGTTGGAACAAGATAAACATTACATTCTTTTATTCTTGTATCTTCTTTCTTTACATTTATATATTTAATATTTGGGAAAAACAATATCTCTCCAGTTGGTGTTCCTGTCATCATTATTATTTTTGCTTTGCAATTAGCAAGACGTTGTATACATGGACCCATAACATCTCTATAAGAACTTGTAAATAAAAGATGTGACTCATCAATAACAATATATTCAAAGTTTGCTGTATCTAATTCATATACATTTAATTTTGAAAATTTATCAATAGTCATAGAAATATTATGATTTCCTAATATATCATCAAGAGTTGGCCTTTTGTTTCCATAAAAATAAAGCCAATCCGCTGTCTTTTCATCTGCTTCAACTTTTGCTTTGATTGTAGATGTAAATGGAAGAATTAACAATGTTTTTGCCTTTAGACTTTTTATCATTTCAGTTTTTCCATAACCTGCACCAGCTTCTAATAATGTAATATGATCAAGATTTTTTATAATATCATCTTTAATATCACTTAAATATTGATTTTTATTTATATAAAGTTGTACTTTTTTAACATTTTCATTTAAAACTTTTATTGGATCTATTTTATCAGATACATTGTTTATTTCTTCTACTACTTTATTTATAGATTCATTTTCTTCTGATTTTATCTTAATATTAAATCCATGATATTTATTCAATTCTTTAACAGCCCAGACAGATATTGGTTTATTATGTATTGCAGCTGTCTTAACATCTCCTTTAAGCTCTCTAGCAGATGTTCCTGAACAAATATTACATAATAAGTGAAATGCTTTGACTTCTCCAAATATATTTGTCAAAGTATTTGCTAATTGCCATCTTTGTGCATGTTTATAATGTCGTTTTCCTTTAGATTTATTTATATCATATTCATTTATATTGTCAAGATTAGAAATTTCAATATTTGTATTTTCATTAAATTTATCAGAATTAAACCAATCAAGTTTTTTAAATATATTTGCTAAATCTGGATGAGATATCCAATTAATTGATTCTATTCCAGTATTAAATGCCATTTCAAAATTTACATCTAATCTAGTATCATTGAAATTAGTTGATATTAATGAATGATCTGAAGAAATAAAAATACCCTGCTGAGGTTTAGCCATTGACATATCAAGATATTTAAATATGTTTTCTTTTTCATAACCTAATTGAGAAGCATATTTCAATAATATAATATAAATATAAGAATATTTGTGTCGGAAATTACAAAGATATTCAATTCTTCTATTTTCAAATGTTACAGATATTGGAGTAATTTTTGTCCATACATGCAAAGATTTTTTAGATGAAGATTTACATACTCCTAAAAACCAATGAAATTTAGATAATTCTTGAAATATAATTGGTTTAAGAGCATCAGATATTTTTGAATCTTTTATATCAAGATCAATTATTTGAAGACCATTCCACATAAGATATGCAGAATCTCCAATAGGACGATTATTTCCACTAGTTGGCCAAACTACTTTTCGTTGAATCTTATCAACATTTTTGTAGTTTTTGTCATTCATTAATTCATATATATTATTCCAATTCCAGACTATACCAACTTTATCATAAATAGTATTTGTAACTAAACATTCTAATAATTCTAATTGATTAGATATAAATTTTTGTTTTTCATCTTCTGTACAATCATCAAATAAATTATGTGAATACTTATAATTATTTTCAATATTTGTATTTTCATTGAGACAACTAAATGATTTAAGAATTTCAGACAAAGTCTGTTTTCCTTTATTAGAATATATTTCATTTAGTTTCTTTAATCTATCAATATTATTTATCATTAAAATTCCTCATCATATTATATATATTTAAATGATGCGAAATTGCGCAATATACTGTCAACTATTTTTTATATCTTTAACTTATATTAAAATAGATTTTTTATCTTTATCTTTTATATATCTGACAATAAAAATTAATATAAATATTATTGTTTAAATATTTCTATTCTAATATAATTTCCCTTTATTCTATAAAAAAAATTATTTTTAATTATATAAAATTATATAAAATATAGTTAAAAATGGCTTGTAATACAATTCAAGATAGAATAAATAATATAACAATTGATCCTACACAAAATAATTCTGGAAATAATGGTGGCAATAATCAAACACCAACATCTATGGAAGATTTCTTAAAAATGAAACAACAACAAGAGGATCAAATTGACTATCAATTTATTCAAAGAATTATTCAAGAATTGACTCAATCATGTGCTTTGCCTCTCCCAATTCCTGCAGCATCTATTCCACCATTAATTATTCAGGCAGCCCAATGGTTTTGGCAGAATTGCGATTTTTGTATTGAAGAAAGATATTATGTTGTAAGAAATCGAGACTTTTGTAGAAAATGTAATAATACAATTGTCAAACTACCACCACAAGTATTAAGTGTTTTTGGTGTATATAAAGTAAATCCAAATTATTATTATGGGGCTATGGGAGATTTTTCTCTTGAACGTATGGTTATTAATAATACTGTATTGGCTTCTGGTGCAGGAGGATCTTTGACAGATACTTATGGAGATGGTACTGGATATAGATTGACAGATATGGTTGCTGGCCTTTATGAAATCAGTACATTCAAATCAGTTTTTGATGTTCCAGTAACTTTTAATTATAATGAATTTTCTAATGATTTAGTTATTATGGGAGATCTTGGACCATCAGATGTGGTATTACAGACATTTATCAGATGTAAAATACAAGATTTATATAAGAATTATTATTTCTTTAGACTATGTGTTGCATTTGGACTTAGAAGTATGTCTACTATTATGGGTGCATTTGAGTTTCGTATGCCTGGTGGAGTAACAATCAATTATTCAAGATTTTCAGATATGGCTTCTGAAGAAATACAAAAAATAGAAGAATGGGTAGTCAAACAACATTCAGCAGATTATTTCTTTAATAGTAATACAGTATGAATATAAATAAATATAAACATAAAATAATTATATAATTATATATGAAGAAACTAAATCAATTTATAACTGAAAAACTTAAACTTAGCAAAAATAAAATTCAAGAATATAATTATCATCCAAAAACAAGAGATGAACTAAAAAAATTAATTATTGAGTTATTCAGAGAAAGGGGCCTTAATGCTAATTTAAATGATATAGATACTTCTGAAATTAAAGATATGTCTGAATTATTTTTAAAATGGAATTTTAATGGAGACATATCTAAATGGGATGTAAGTAATGTTGAAAATATGAAAAAAATGTTTTATTATTCTAAATTTAATGGAGATATATCTGATTGGAATGTAAGTAATGTTAAAGATATGAGTTGGATGTTTTATAATAGTAAATTTAATAGAGACATATCTAATTGGGATATAAGTAATGTTGAAAATATGACTGGAATGTTTATAGATTCAAAATTTAATAGAGATATATCTTCATGGGATGTAAGTAATGTTAAAGATATGTTTAGAATGTTTAATAGCTCTCCATTAGAAAAGAATCCACCAGCATGGTATAAAAAATAATATAAACTAAATAAAATAAAATTTATATATGAAGAAACTAAATCAGTTTATTACAGAGAAACTTAAGCTTAGCAAAAATAAAATTCAAGAATATAATTATCATCCAAAAACAAGAGATGAACTAAAAAAATTAATAAAGAAACTAATTAAAAAAAGAGGTAATAATGCTGATCTCAATGATATAGATACTTCTGAAATTAAAGATATGTCTTTTTTGTTTAATAGATCTGAATTCAACGGAGATATATCTCAGTGGAATGTAAGTAATGTTAAGGATATGAAATTTATGTTTTGTCATTCTTCTTTTAATGGGGATATCTCTGATTGGAATGTAAGTAGTGTTAAAACTATGCAAAATATATTTGGTGAATCTGAGTTCAATACAGATATATCTAATTGGGATGTAAGTAATGTTGAAAATATGTCATATATGTTTTGTGAATCAAAATTTAATGGGGACATATCTGAATGGGATGTGAGTAAGGTTGGAGATATGAATAATATGTTTTATATTTCTAGTTTTAATGGAGATATATCTAAATGGGATGTTAGTAATGTTGAAGATATGAAATCTATGTTTGATAGTTCTTCATTTGATGGTGATATATCTGAATGGGATGTAAGTCATGTCAAAGATATGTCTGGTATGTTTCAACATTGTGATTT